GTCAAGGGTATTACTTGCCGGGTCTGATAGAGGTTTCGTAAACGGTGATGAATGGCGTGACCGAATGCACATGAACCCGGCAGGACTGAAGGAATACAAGGTACTAGAAAACTACATTCCGGCAGACATGTCCGGAAGTCAGAAAAAACTAATACAGGATGATGAATAATGAAATTAAAACTTGATTGTGAAAATGCGATGTATGCCGCAAACATGCACATTATTTGTAAAGTTGACGGCGGTCTGTGTGGGTTCCAGCGGTTCAAACCGTGTAAAGGTTGGAGCGTATTAACAGACGGTTCCGCAACGTGTACGAGAAGGACGGTGAAGAAGAGTGGAAAAAAGACAGCTCCGAAGCGTACCAACAAAATTTGAAACGAGGGAAGACGGCGAAAACCCCACTATCGAGGGATATTTTGCCGTATTTAATAGCAACTACGAAATAGCCCCGGGAATGAGTGAAAGCATCGCACCGGGCGCATTTTCGAGGACACTTTCTAATGATGTCAGGGCCTTAATTAACCACGACACAACTTTGGTACTTGGAAGAACAAAAGCCAACACACTTGAACTACGTGAAGACTCACATGGTCTATGGGGAAAAATCTCTATCAATCCGAACGATAGGGACGCAATGAACCTGTATGAACGTGTAAAGCGTGGGGATGTTGACCAGTGTTCTTTCGGGTTCGACCTCAAAGAACAGGATACCGAAATCCGGGACGATGGGGCTGTGCATTGGACGATTAAAGACCTTGATTTATTTGAAGTTTCCTGTTGTACATTCCCGGCTTATGAACAGACTAACATTTCAGCACGCAGTAAGGAAAGGGACGAAATCAGGCAGCGCGAACTTTCCGCATGGCGTGAAAAAATGAAAGGAGTTTTAAAAGATGGCATTAAAAGCATTGATGCTTAGAAAAAAGCTGAATGACGCTAAAAAGGCACTGGAAGCACTCCGGGCGAAAGATGCGGATTTCGAAAAGCGTGAAAAGGAAATCGAAACAAGCATCGAAGAGGCTGAAGCGGAAGAGGAACGGGCAGCGGTAGAGGAAGCCGTGGAAAGTTTCGAAGCCGAAAAGAAGCAGCATGAGGACGAAAAGGCCGGACTGGAAAGACAGATTACCGACCTTGAAAAGGATTTGGAAAAAGAGGAAGCGGAACAGGACACAACCCCGGCAGCAGAACCGCCGAAACAGGAAGAAAGGAAAGAGGAAAAAATGGAGACTAGAAGCATTGAGAATCTGGTTACTCGTGAAGATGTCAAGGCTTATCTTGGAGAGGTAAGAACAGCTATCAAAGAAAAGCGGGCGCTAACTAATGTGGGACTTACGATCCCGGAGGTCATGCTCGGCCTTATCCGTGAAAACATCATCAATTATTCCAAACTTTACAAGCACGTTAATGTTCGCCGGGTCAGCGGTGACGGCAGGCAGGTTATCATGGGAACCATCCCGGAAGCGGTCTGGACAGATTGCTGCGCAAATCTGAATGAACTGTCGCTTAGCTTTTCTGACGTGGAAGTCGGATGTTGGAAGGTTGGAGGCTATTTCGCTGTGTGTAATAGCACCTTAGAGGACAGTGACATTGACCTCGCATCCGAACTGCTTACCGCAATTGGCGCCGGAATTGGTCTTGCACTTGACAAGGCTATTCTGTACGGAACCGGGACTCGTATGCCGCTTGGTATTGTGACCAGACTTGTGCAGACAGAGGCCCCGGCCGGATACCCGGCTACTGCTAGACCGTGGGTAGACCTCCACACCTCCAACATTAAGAGCATCGCCGCATCTAATACCGGAACCAAACTGTTTCAGGCGTTCGTTACTGATTCTGGAGCCGCAAAGGGCAAGTATTCCCGGGGCGGCAAAGTTTGGTGTATGAATGAGACCACCTATACAAAGCTTGTTTCCGAGGCTATGGCGATTGATGCCGGCGGTGCGATTGTTTCCGGCGTTAATGCCACCATGCCGGTTGTTGGCGGCACAATCGAGGTGCTTGATTTTATTCCGGACAATGTAATCGTGGGTGGATATTTCGACCTGTATCTGCTTGCAGAGCGTAGCGGTCAGAAATTCGCAACCTCTGAACATGTGAGATTCCTTAACGATCAGACCGTGATGAAGGGTACCGCACGTTATGACGGCAAACCGTCTATTGCAGAGGGATTTGTGGCAATCGGTATCGCCGGAACTACTCCGAACGCTACCATGACATTTGCGGCAGATGCGGCAAACGCATAAATGATTTTTAATAAGGGCGGTGTAACAGCCGCCCAAAACGAAAGAAGGTGACAGCATGACTGACTTAGCTATATTGCCAATTCTCAAGATGAATTTAGGAATCGCCGGGACTACGTGGGACAGATACTTACAGACTTTGTTAGCGGTTGCACGCAAAGAGATAACCCGGGAAGGAATCACAATCAATGATTCTGTTGATGATGATAATTTAATAGTCATGTATGCCGCCTATCTTTTCCGGAAACGTGCTGAAGATTCTGCCACAATGCCGAGAATGCTGCGGTATGCACTCAACAACCGAGTGATTTCCGAAAAGGGGGCCGCGGATGAAAGCTGACGATCTTTTAAACGTCTACACGCTTGAAGACATTTCGGACCCCGGGAAGATGCCCGTTCAAAAACTTGTATTTCTCAAACAGGAATTTTACGAGGAAAGGACAGTCGGAATTACAAGGTATTATGCGGCGATGGGTGCAGACAGCAGGGTGGATGCTCTTGTGAGGATTTGGGAAGACCGGAATATCACGCCGGGGTATTACGTCATACTTCCGGACGGTAAACAATACAGAGTGGACTTTGTACAGCATCTAAAAGACGATGACGGTTTACCAGTTTCCGACCTGACCTTAATACGATTGGAGAATAATTATGATGTCGTTAACGGACAAACTTAAAAAGTTATACGAGCCTTTTTTGGTGCTTGCTTGCCCGGTCACGCATTATAAAAGGATTTCAAAATTCCCGTATTTAGTCTGGGCTGAAGACAGTGAAGACAACAGTTTCCACGGCGATAACTCCAAACAGGAGCAGCAAATCACCGGAACCGTTAATTATTTCACAAGGGTTGATTTTGACAGCACTATCGACCAGATACAGGAAATTTTAAACGGCGAACCTGTAGGATGGACACTTGAAAGCGTACAGTATGAGGATGAAACAAACCTCATCCATTACAGCTGGCGATGGTGGGTGGTATGAGTGGCACGTTTTAAAGTTTCTCCTAATTTGAAGAAATACAATCAAAAAATATATGCGTTAGGCTACAAATCAACAGAGTTTATCATGGAAGCCGTGAAGCTTGGAGCTAATCCGGTAGCAGATGCAGTAAGAGCAAATCTTAACGCTATTCCAACGGATGATAGCTACAAGAAAAAAGGCGAGGTGCGTGCAGGCTTGCGGAGTGTTCAAAAAGTTGGATTACAGCAAAGCTTAGGTATAGCACCAATTAGAAACGACAACGGTTTTATAAATGTAAAAGTTGGTTTTGACGGATATAACAGCATGGAAACGCTTAAATATCCGGGCGGTCAGCCTAACGCAATGATAGCACGGTCAATTGAATCCGGTACATCAATTATGCAGGCACACCCATTTGTAGGACCTGCCGTGAGTAAGTCCCGGAAACAGGCCGTGAAAATCATGGAACAGTCAATAGACAAATCAATAAGCAGTATTATGAATTAATTGAGGGGGTTTAAAATATGGCAGCAGGAAAAGTTTGTACTGGTTTTTCCCTTCCCTACGTTGCGAAATATTCCAACACTGGAAACGCCGTAACTTATTCCAACGGAATGAAACTTGCAAGGGGCGTCAATGTTTCGATTGACCCTGAGTCTTCCGATGACAATAATTTTTATGCCGATAACGTTCTGGCAGAATCCGCAGATTCCACCTTTACAAGCGCAACCTTAACACTGACGGTCGATGGACTTCTTCCGGCAGCTGAAGAAATGGTCATGGGCGTTGCGGCCCCGTCTGGCGCTGACGGTTGGATTGCTTACGGCGATGATCAGAGCGTTCCTTATGTTGGTGTCGGATTTATCGCCCGGTACATGTCTGACGGCGTGACCACCTTTACGCCTTATGTGCTTGCGAAGTGCATGTTTAATCAGCTTCCGACCAATGCGGAAACACAGGAAGAGCAGATCAATTGGCAGACGCAGGAACTGACCGCCCGTGTTATGCGTGGCGATGACGCTAAACATAACTGGAAATATGTGGGTTCTTCTTACGAGACCGAGGCAGCAGCAGAGGCGGCACTTAAAACAAAGCTGGGTATTCAGTCATAAGAGAGGCTTTATATGATAATCAACGGTAAGAACATCAAATTTTTTTACAGTCTGTGGGCTAAAACAGAAAGCGACAACTACATTCTGTCGCACGAGAAAGAAGCTATTTCGAAAGCGTCCTTGCAGCTTGCCTTGACGATGAACGAAGCGGCGATCCGGGCCGGGATGGAAACTGAACGTTTAACCCCGAAGGATTTTGAAATGTTGCCCGCTAGTGATTTTGAGGCGATTAGTGCTGAAGTCATGAAACAGATTGAAAAAGATTCCAAAACTACCGTGGAAGTAAAGCCAAAGGGAAAAAAAACGGAAAACGAATAAATCTTAATAGGGCATGGTATATTTTCTACGGTGCTCAAATGGGGATGAATAGGCAAGAGGTTTTAAACAGTCCATATGGTGAGTTTATGGATTTAATCTCTTGCCTATCCGTTTATAACGGCAGTGCGGAAGTTGTGGAAAAGAAGAAACCGAAAACATTTGATGACGTAATGAGCATGGATTGATGAGGCAGGTGAAACGATGGCTGTTAATATAGGCGGCTTACGTTTTGGGCGGCTTGAAGTTATTGAAATGTCGCACGTTGACAAAAGTGGAAAAGCATTCTGGATTTGTAAGTGTGATTGTGGAAATAAAAAGATTGTAAGCGGCGATAAGTTAAGAAGCGGTAAAACAAAAAGCTGCGGATGTCTGCAAGCCGAATTAAGAAAGAACGGAATCCGTAAAACGCACGGAATGACAAAAACCAGACTATACACAGAATGGTGCAATATGCGTTCGAGATGCCACAATGTAAACAATAAGAATTACGGCGGCAGAGGCATTTCCGTGTGTGACGAGTGGGAAAAATTCGAAAACTTTATGCTGTGGGCAATAAGTAACGGATATAATGACAATTTGACGATTGAAAGAATTGACGTTGATGGGAATTACGAACCGGATAACTGCAAATGGATTACGCCAAAGGAACAACACTTAAACAGAACTGACAGCCATAAAATAACTGCTTTTGGAGAAACGAAAACAATAAAAGAATGGTCTGATTCAACCGGAATCGGATACGACACTATAGAGAGACGTGTTAATGCTTATAATTGGAGCGGTGAGGAAGCTGTTACAATTCCACCGCATAGAAAGAGGGTGGTTTTGAGTGGCTGTTAATATCGGCCCTCGACTATAACGCATTGGTATAGATGGCGAGGCGGAATATAGAAGACAAATAAACGAGATAACACAGGCCCAGAAAGCACTTGCCGCCGAAATGAGAGCCACTGAAAGCGCATTTGATAAGAACGGCAAAGCACAGAAAAACAGCGGCGAAAAGGCTAAAAACCTCACAAAGCAGATTGAATTACAGAAAAAGAAAGTCGACGAATTAAAACGTGGACTTGAACAGGCGTCTGCTAAATGGGGAGAGGATTCCGCACAGGTCTCTAAATGGCGTCAGGCCGTAGCGGATGCGGAAACCACACTAAACAAGTTAAACAAAGAATTAAATGAAGTAAAGCCTTCAGTGGGAGAACGACTGCAAGAAGCCGGGAAATCAATATCCGGCTTCGGTCAGAAAATCACCTCTGTAGGCGATGCGATGACCAAATATGTCAGCGCTCCTATTTTGGGACTTGGTGCGGTATCTGTAAAAACTGCTATGGATTTCGAGACATCCATGGCAAAGGTACAGACAATTGCGGACACAACAAGCGTCCCGATTGGAGATTTAAGAAAAAGTATATTAGACCTTTCCAGTGATACCGGGATAGCGGCAACAGACATAGCAGAATCAGTTTATAACGCAATCTCTGCCGGACAGTCAACCGCCGATGCTGTTGGCTTTGTTGAGACCGCATCAGAGCTTGCAAAAGCCGGGTTTACGGATGTCGGGAATTCTATTGACGTATTAACGACAATCCTTAACTCGTATGGACTGGAAGCCAAAGATGTAACCGGGGTTTCTGACAGGCTGATAACGGTACAAAATCGAGGTAAAACCACCATTGCACAGCTGTCTAGCACCATGGGCAAAGTAATCCCCACGGCGGCAGCTTTTGGCGTGAACCTTGACAATGTTTCAGCCGCTTATGTTGTGCTTACCAAAAACGGCATTGCAACCGCTGAAGCAACGACCTATTTTAACTCGATGCTTAACGAGTTAGGCAAGAGCGGAACCAAAGCAAGCGAGATTATAAAAAAGCGTACCGGACAGAGTTTCACAGAACTCATGAAATCCGGTTCGAATGTTGCGGACGTTCTGAAGATTCTGAAGGATGAAGCCGACAAGAGTAACCTTTCTCTTGCAGATATGTTCGGAAGTGCTGAAGCCGGAAAAGCCGCATTGACGATCCTTTCCGATGGTGGGACAGAATTTGTTAATTCTATGGATGCTATGCAATCAGCCGCCGGGGCCACGACAACAGCATTTAACACGATGGCAGATACAACCGCCGCAAAGATGCAAAAGACCTTAAACAACATTAAGAACACAGGCATCGAAGCCGGCAGCAATCTTCTCGAAATGTTGGAACCTGGCATTGAGGCGGTTGGTCAGGAAATCGAGAAACTTTCGAAATGGTATAGCAACCTCGATAAAGAAACACAAACAAGCGTATCAAAGGCAGCTGTAGCTCTTGGTGTTGGTGGGCCGTTAATTTCTGCGATTGGAAAGACGGTTGATGCAGTTGGAAAGATAACAACGGCGGTTGGTAAAGCAATTAGCGCATTTTCCGGGTTTGGCGGTGCGTCCGTTCTTGGGCCGCTTGCGGTTGCAGCTGGGGCGGTCGGTCTTGCGGCGTGGTCGATTGAAACATCCAAAAACGCTCATATCGAAGGGTATGACGAATGGATGGCGAAGGTCGAAGAGTTGGGACAGACTGCCGAAAACGTCAAACAGAAAACAGCGGAACTCAATAAATCAATGGGCGAAATCCTGCAAGGCGTGACAATTGATACACAGCCTATCAAGGATTTACAGACACAGTTGCATTCTTGTTTCGAAGAAAACGGAACCCTCAAAGAGGGAATGGAAGAAACTGCACGAGTGATCATGGAAGACATAAATGCCGCACTTGGTTCAGACCTTCCGACAACGTTTTCTGACAATATGAATGAAAACCTCACGGCAATACAAAATGTTGATAATGCTGTGCAGGGATACATTGCAAGCTTACAGAAAGCGGCGATACAGGAAGCAATGGGAGCGGATTTTGTTGAAGCATGGCAAAATGAAGCCACCGCATGGGAAGCAATGGAACAGTCTGCCGCCGCTTACGAATCAAAGCTTACAGAGGTGACCGACACACAGAGCCGATTAAACGAACTGCAAGAAATGTTCAGCGGTGTTACTGATTGGGAGAATTTCGGTCAGGTTTTGAGCGATGGCGAGACCACACTGGGAGAAGCAAAGGCCGAATACGAAGACCTTTTAAGGGTACAGGCAGACCAGAATACACAGTTGCAGGAAATGGAACAAGCCTATTATGACAATGCAGAAGCTTGCACTGAAGCTACCGCACAAGTAGAAACATTTAACAAGGTTATGTCATTACTGGAAGCCGGAAAACCTGACGAAGCAGCCAAAGCTTTTGCAGAAATGTCCTCAAACGTAGAAGCGGCAAAAAGTGAACTTCAGAAAGGATTTGTTCCGGCGCTGAAGAAAACCAGTAAAGCGGTTGAAAAGTTTTTAAGCGACCCGTGGACTTTAAAAGCAAACGCCGAAATTGACGGAGCCGAAAAAGAAAGCCGGAACGCCAAAAACATTATGACAAAAATCCTGTCGAATGTCCGGGCGAATGTCTCTGGGGTTGACGGAAGCAGCACCGCCGCAAATGCCGCAAAAGTTACTATGACTGCTATTCTTGCAGGATTAACCGCTACAGTTGGCGGTGTTACGGGTGCAAGCACAGCGGCAAGCACGGCGAAGAGTTTGATGCAGTCCATTTTTGACAATCCGTTAATCGCAAGAATTAACGAGGTCACCGGATGGGCGAGTGCTGTGCAGAGTGCTTGGTCTAGTATGCAGGCATGGTTTAATTCTAATCCGCTTGTTTCTTATGTGAAAGAAGTTGTGCAGACGGTAAGGGAACCGGGCTGGAATTGGTCAGGAATATTCCATGCCAACGGTGGGTTTGTTACAAAGCCGGAAGTTTCAATGGTCGGTGAAGCCGGGCCGGAAGTAATAATCCCCCTTTCTCCGA